TAGTCCAGTCACAGAAACGCTGCCAGTTGTCAAATGGTTTGGTTAATGTGGCTGTAGTCATTTATAAAGTGTTTAAAATATACCGGGGATGATTTGCCCAGTGGTGATGTATGCTCCAAGAGCTGCGACAAAACCAAGCATTGCTGCTTGACCGTTTAGTCTTTCTGCTTGCTCCATGATGAAGTCTGATTCTTTTTCGTTCATTAATCTAGGTGGTGTTTCGTTTGCGAAAATGTTCTGTTTACCGTATTCGGTGATTGTTGTCATTACATTAATAGCAGGTAGATCAATGGCGATGATGAAGGTTCAGGTCGCCACGACTATCTCTAAGATGCTACTTGCTCACTAGCTACGTCGCTGTCGTCAACTGTATGACCAGCTATTGTATTACATTGACTTACTTGATCTGACTTTGAAGCCGCATCATTGTAAGGTATGAACCAACGATCTCCTGTAGCATTTACTACATACTTAACTTGGAAATCATTAGCTCTTTGGTCTGGATTGTATGCCATTCCCATGATTAGTATCCTTTAGATTTTACTTTTTTTACTGGTGGTTTTTTTACTTTAACTCTAGGCATGATTAAAATTGTAAGTTAGATCTTTCTAATTTGTCATAGATATCTTGACGGTAAGCAGGGTCAGCTTCATAACGAGAATCACTCATAGCTCTAACTACTTCAGCTTGACTTCTAAAAGTATCGCTTGAAGCTTGAGCTGGTTTACCTGTTAATAGCTTACCTTCCACTCCTACACCATCATTATACTTAGCAGCTAATGCTTGCACAGCAAAGTAAGCTGCATCTGGATTACCTGATTCCATTACTTTATCGTAACGATCTATATCAGCTTCATCAAAATTCTTTGATGCCCATTGAAGCATAGTATTATACTTCTCTGTACCACCTACTGAGTTTTGTAAGTCTGTTGCCTGAGCTTCAGTCAAATCAGTTGGTGTTTCTTTTTGTCCTGATCTATAATCTAAATATAGTTGAGCAACATCTCCGGGTTTCATCCCGTTAAGTTTATCTAATATCTCATTAGAATATTTATCATTCTTAGATTCATTCCAAAGATCTTCTAAGAAACTAGTTGAATCTTCTGGTTCTTCTTCTTTCTCTTCAGCTTTAGGTTCCTCTTTAGGTTCCTCTTTAGGTTCCTCTGGTTCAGACTTACCTAGTTTACCTTGGAGTTCTATGTATGCTTTCTCTAATTCTTGAGCATCTTTATATTTACCAGCTAAGAGAGTTTCCTGCTGTTGTTCTAAAGCCTCACCTACTTTAAGTGATTCTTGTTCTTCAGTAGTTAACTCTCCTTCTGCTTGCTCGTTAGCATCATACGTTAGTGTTGCCATTCTGGGTGATTACTGTAAGGTTTCCTAATCCAACTGTGGTTACTTCATTAGTACCGGGTGCTTTAATAGTTGGCTTACCGACTTTCATTTTCGGTGCATATTTGTTTTCTGTTTTAGCCTCTTCTGGCGGCGTAACTACTTTACGTTTAGCCTTCCGTGGGCGGCTCGGCTTGGCCTTGTCCAACTGGTTGTCCTCCTAGTGCTGGGTTTTTACTTGGGTCCATCATTGGTGATCCCATCTGAGCTTTCTGTAATTCAACTTGCTGCTCTTGCTGGACCGCTGCTTGCTGTTCTTGTTGTACTTCCTGCATACCTCGTACAAGGTTAAGGGTATCTATACCCTGTGCAGCAGCAAGACGTTTGATAACTTCCTCAGGATTTATATATCGTTGAGTAGCTTCTGGTCCCATGGTTTGTGAGATAGTTGTAAGAAACATACCAAGACTCTCACGATCTTGACCTCTTCCTAGTGCATTAACACCAGCGACAATGGTAGGATTAACAATACCCTTAGGTATCTTAGGTATCTCACCAGTCTTTTGGAATACACTTAGCTTTCTATTTAAATATGGTACTAGGAACTCAGTAGTAAGTACACTGAATAGTCCACCTAACTGTTGTTCTAGTTCCATCTGTGTCATACGAACTTCCTCTGCTGTAGTACGTTCTGATTGACGTACTGAAAGTATAAGGAATGCTTCTGACAACCTCTTCTCTAGGTTCTGTATCATCTGATATGCCGTAGCAAAATCAGCTTGTTTCCCAACCTGTATTACACCTATGTCATCAGGTCTACCCTGAACAATAGCACCATTACCTGCAGCTGCAAGAGTCTGAGGTTTAGTTGTACTAGAAGGGGAGACAACAAAGACTACCTTAGCAGCCGCTGCACTTCCTTCTGTGATTGCTTGTGACAGAGCTTCAACTGATTTAAGGTCTCCCATAAACTCTTCAACTCTACCACGTCCATAAGGTTCACCATCTACTGTATTAAATCGTAGAGGTAACCATGGGTTAGAATCTAATGGTGCTTTACTTACTGACTTAGGTATGATTCTATCATTAACTTCCTGATGCCAAAGTACTCTGTTGTTATCACGCCTGACGTGAGTGTATACTTCAACATCATCCCGACCTACTGAGGTATCATCACCTGCTTCATTAGGTTGAGCATTTAATTCATCAGCAAATTCGGGTAATAATTTTTTGCTAATTTTTTCTTTTGTAACAATTTCAATAACATTACCGTTGCCATCTCGTTCTAATACATAGCGATGCAAAGGGAAAAGTTTTAAACCTTCCTTACCCATAAAGACTAACGCATTACCTGCTACTACCAAATGCTTAAGAGCTTGGTGTATGACAACACGGTCATCTGATGCTGCGATAGAGTCCATGATGGTTCTCTCTATCTTAGCAAAGGATAAATCTAATTCAGTTTTAACTTGTGGATCAACTTGACCAAGCATGGCATCGTTGACTTGAAGTTTAAAGAAACTTGTGTTAGGAGGTACGAGAGCTAGTTGCAATTTAGCTGCTAATGTAACTGCACCTTTGGCACCGATTGATTGCCATGGTGTAGGTAATTCTTTAGCACCTTTATGCCACTCTTCTTCTCCAGGAATTAGATAAGGTAGCGTTAACTTTGCTGCCTCTTCTGCTATATTTAAAAACTGTGAACGGTCTGTTGCTAAACTGTCGTATCGAGTTTTAGCTGACATTATATATTAAGTGATTTGATTTGTAATTGTCTACCTAGTTGTTTTGTACCTAACGAGGACTCACCTGATTTAAACTTCTTAGATCTCTTTAGCCTAACACCTTTAGCACTACCACCTGCTTTCATATAAGCAGAGTTGCGTATACTCATGTCTGCTTGAGGTAAGTTATCTTTAATTCTGGTAGCTGTATTTGTAAAGATCTTTTTCTGATCTTCGTACGGACTACGATCTTTAGGTTTTAAAGGTGGTGGTGGTGGGGCTGGCGCTGGTGGTGGTGTTGGTGTTGGACCTGTTGGACCCGGACCTGTTGGACCCGGACCTGTTGGTTCTCCACTCGGACCTGCTGGACCCGGACCTGCTGGACCTTCTTGATTTTGTGGTTTATATAGACTCCAAGGATCTTCTTTTAAGCCTGCAGTTATTTCTTCTGGTGTTTTACCTGATGCAATTAATTCGTCTTGCTCAGCTAGAGTTGGTATCTCACTGATACCTGTACCAGCTGGATTAGCTGCAGCATAGGCTTCCATGATATCACCCTGCTGTTTGAATTTATTAGTAGCTTCTGCTATAGTTAAGTTACCTGCATCTATATCTGCTTGAGTCGCTGCTAATCCAAATCTTTTATCCTCTGGTGCTGAACCTATACCACCACCTTCAGGTCTTTGTGGCATATGGAAACCAGTATCAACACCTGATTCATTGTACTGACCTCTAGAAAGATTAGTAAAATCTAAATCCATAAAACCACCAGTTGCTGCTTTGGTATACATACCAGTGTCTTTTAAATCTTGTATGGTTTGAGATTGTGTACCACCAATACCTCTATTCTCTCTAGAAGCTTGTAGTAATTGCCTCTCTGTTTGTAAGAACTGACCATCTTCTCCCATAGCATGTATAGCTCTAGCTGCATTATCAGATACATCATCTACTTTACCTTCCTGACTAAGGTAGTATTGAAGACCTGCATCATCTACATCTCTACTAAGACCAGCAGAGAAGTGATCTCTAACACCAGCTTCTTCACTCTGAAGTAAGGTTTGAGCTACTTCTTGTATAGTCTGTTCACCTGAACGTAGCTTATCTAAATGATAATTCATACCTTCTATATCACCTTCTCTTCCGAAACCTTGTGTGTATAGATTTTCAATCTGAGCTTTTTGCCAGTTAGATTTTTGTTGGTTTTGTTGGTTGATTTTATCCATGTCAAAATATGACAAGCCATCATCACCAACTGTCATTGAAGTGGAAGTATCAAATTTTTTATTCCATCCAGCATCCCAATCATCACCGAGCTGAGCTATCTTTTCTAGATAACTTCTACCACTTGAATCGTCACTAGCTCCCCAAACATTACTACGTTGTTCAGCGAATTGATCTGTAAAACCTTCATCAGTATAACCTTCTATACCTAAGCGAGCACCTTCAGCTGCAGTAGCTTGACCACCAGTTTGGAACGTGGTTGTTAACTGACTTGGGTCTCTTGTTATTGAATAGCCTTGCTGATTTGTAGCTGCATCTTTTAAAGTGATACCACCACCAGCTGCAGCCTTTAATGTCTGAGGTATGTTTGGGTTGTCACCCATGAAGGCTTGGTTGTAATGCTTAGGATCTAAGAT